CGCCGCGTCGTGGGCTGCATTTAAAGATTTCGCAGATCCATTTACGACTGAGTCTATTGCATTCGGTGCATTGAACGACGTGTTACCTAAAGGTCTTCCAATAGTGGGCCGGGGTGGTGAAACAGTGACAGGTGCAAAAGTGTACCGTGAGATTGAGCCGATGGGTAAAAAGATTGAACGGTCATTGGTTCATCTTCTAAACCAAATGGGTCCAGCCAACATCACGCCTTTCCGCGCACCTGTGGGCGCAGACTTTTCTGAAATAGAATTATCACGTTTGCCACGCAGCTTGTTTTCAAAAACTGAGTTTGGGGTCAGTGAAGTTGAGCCAAGCACAGGAAGAACATACTCTGCGCCATCTGAAATATTCCGCGCATTGTCAGGCTTGCAAACACAGACTGTCGATTCAAGACGTGTCGCTAAGTTTAAAGCAAATGAATTTAAAGAGCGCCGCTCTCAAGCAGCTACATTATTTAATGATGTGGTAAACATGGAATTTGCAGACGAAGATGCCTATGTAAGAGGATATCTCGCAGCCAATGAGGCAAGACTGCGTGTGTTCAGGGACTTCGCAGTTCAGGCCCGTGCTCTAGAAAATTTAGGTATTTCAAGAAATGAGCTTGAAGATATCTTGCGTAAGGAGCGTTTGGGTAAAGAAGAAATACGCGCAATCATGAACGGTAGGTATATTCCATACTCACCTAACAAGGTCAAGTTGGAAGAAGGTCAAGAAAAAGGCCACGAGATTCCTTACGGTCTGTTGGGTATATTGGAAGCTGATCTTAAAAACATATCTATTGATCCAGACTTCCCAGAGGAAACACCAGCAGATGCGTTTGAAGCTGCACCGTCTCTAGGAAGTAGGGTGCAAGAACAAGCGCCACAAATAAACGCTGACACATTTATGATGCAGTCACAGCCAGTTTCTGCACCACAGCCCCCGGCTCCCGGTCCACAATCCATGGCTCCGCAGGCTGTTACACCAAGCGCATTAAATCCTATAGTCAACCCTGACCCAAGAGATCAGGCGTTAGCTCAAGCATTAGCTGCAAGGCAGCGGAGAATAGCATGAACAAAAATCAGTTACGCGAAGAGCTTGCAGACGATGAAGGCTGCAAGTACGAAATATATTTGGACCATCTTGGCCTGCCAACTTTTGGAATCGGTCATTTAATCAAAGATGCTGATCCGGAACATGGTCAACCAGTCGGCACATCTGTATCAGAAGAACGGGTGCGGCAGGCATTTGATCTGGACATCCTCGTAACCATCGAAGATTGCCACAGACTATATGACGATTTTGATGAACTACCAGAAGAGGCTCAGTTGGTCATAGCCAACATGTGCTTCAACCTCGGCTACCCACGCCTGTCTAAGTTTAAAGGCATGAAGGCTGGTATAGACGAAAGGGATTGGCACCGCGCCGCCGATGAAATGGTTGATTCTAGGTGGCATGATCAGGTTCCGAACCGCGCAAAGCGTTTGGTCAAGCGAATTCGTGATTTAGCAAATCACTGAAAACATTAAATAAAAACATCAATTCTCGTCGAGCTCGTTTAAGATGACCGTATCATTACACCCTCAAGTCCCTGAGAATCGCTGTCCGCGCTGTCAATCACCCCTAAAAGTGGTTCAAGTGCACGGACACGGGCAATGTCACTACTGTAAAGCTGTGATTGATGATTGTTGTCAGGGTGAAACCTGTCAGGCCCCAGTTCCGGAACGCTGAACTGGATCACACCGCACACCCATCACAATGTGGTTTTTATTTATCGTAAGTAATTGCGCTGCCATCTCAGTGGTTCTGTCAACACACTCATGAATAGTCTTGTATGGGCCGCGTGTGTCATCAGCCGCAAAACAATTATCTAGGTTACCAGATAGGCAAACCAGTACCATTGCCTCGAACATATTTTTTCATCCCACTTCACCCCAGTTGTTACCTAGCTCCGCATCGACATCAAACGGAACCTTTAAATCAGGTACACAAGTAGACATGATTTCGACTACGCGGTCAGCCTGATCTTGTGACTCAATGTTAAAGCAAAGTTCATCATGAACAGTAAGCATGGGGCACAGCCCTTCGCTGTAACAATCAGTCATGGCTTTCTTAGTTTGGTCCGCGCTAGACCCCTGAATCAGCCTGTTCAGGGCTTTGTATGTAAAGGCTCTGCGGATCCGACCCTTACCACCATATTCTTTTATGGCTTGTTCCATGGGCAGCGGCTTATTGTAAGTGTATGATACTGGCTCCCACATGTCAAAACGACACTTTCTTCCTAGCCATGTTCTGATAACACCGCGCTCTGACGCATATCTAGATGTCATGTCAGCCAGACCTTTGACGAAAGGAACACGCTCATAGTATTTATTGAGTAGTGACGTTGCCTCATCCTCTGTGATGTCAAGCACATTAGCTAACTTCTTCTTGCCCATGCCGTACATAATGCCAAGGTTCACAGTCTTGGCTTCCTTACGAGGGATCTCTGCCATGTCAGCCACCATCTGGTGGAAGTCAGCGTCTCCCTCGTGGTACATTTTAACAACATCGTCAATCTGTGGGTGGCGATCTACCCCTGTCAAGGTGGCACAGTAGTGGGCTAGCCAACGAGGCTCTTGAGAGGCATAGTCAAACGATCCCCACTTGCAACCATCCTCTGGTATAAACAGGCCACGAATCATCTTCTTGATCTCTGGGTCACGAGCCGGGATCTGTTGCAGGTTTGGGTTGCTTGAAGAAAAGCGGCCTGTTACAGTGCCGCCATCATCAGAACGAAGGGCATTGAAATCACAATGAATACGTCCGTTATGCGAATGTTCAAGAATTGTTTCAACAAATGTCGTGTTGGCTTTGTTCAGTTCACGAATTTTCACAATCTTTTTGGCGAGGGGATGCTCGTGGTTCGCAAGAAACTGTTTGGTAAAAGACGGCGCTCCCGTGTTTGGTGTTGTCGCGTACTTGATCCCGACAGAGTCGAAGGCTTTTGCAATAGATGTCGCAACCCACGGCTCAATGGCGATCCCAGTATCTTCCTTTACTTCTTTAAGTAGAGCCTGCTCACGCCCCGATAGCTCCTTCTTCACCTGCTCTGCCCTGTCCATGTCCACGCGAACCCCGCGTGTTTTCATGTCAAGTAGTACAGGAACCAGACTTGACTCTAGCTCAAAGATGGATGTGCATTCATCCTTTACCAAGTCTGTGCGTAACCGATCCCACAGCCGGAGAGTAACAGCAGCATCCTGCTCTGCGTAGGGACCAACATATCTGGACGGCAAACGATACATATCACTTTTGGCATTGACACCAAATTCTTCAGCAGCCGAGCGTAGTATCTTCTCATCCTTGCGCTCAGACAGATAATCACGGGCCAGTGAATCCAAGTTATACCAGCGGCGGTTTTCATTTAGCAGCGGCGCTGCAACCATTGTATCAATGATCTTGCCCTGAACTTCTATGCCCTCTGCTCGGAGCCACCCAAGATCGTACAACGCATTGTGCATTACCTTTTCGATGTTGGGTGTAGCCATCATCTTCTTCATCCACGCCATCACAGATGAACGCGGCAGGTTGCCTGCATCGTGTTTGATTGGCAGATACCAAGAGCTATCCCCTGCTGCCACAGCTATCCCGATGATATACCCGTCCTTGCGGCACCACCCCGGCCCAAGTTTGGTCAGGTTTGGGTCTCTTGTTTCAAGGTCAACAGCTATCCTGTCGTACTGTGTTAGGTCAGGCAGAGAAGCAGGTGGTGACCAGTCACTATCTGTTTTTCCCCAAGCCACATCTTTGAGGTCTTGCGCCAACAAATGATATTGATATGAATCACTCATAATAGGTCTCTATGTCTTCTATTGAATGTTTAAAAATAAATACGGGGGTTCTGTCGCCTACATACGCTCCAGCTACGTTGTAGTTGAAGTAGTCAATAGCTTCATGCTCTTCCATGCCTTGAGCCATTAGAATGTCTAGGCACTTCTCAGCGTCGTATGCAATGACTTGTTCTGAGCCACATCTTTCGGCAATGCCAATGACAGCTTCATCGAAACCATCGGCCTTGTAAAAATATTTTTCTGCTTCTTTAACTAGCGTCATTTATAATCTCCCCACCCAGTGCTGCATATCCGATGATGTCTACCCAAGAATCGTCTTTGGTAATATCTTCTGCCAGCCGCGCCAGCTTTACGCCAACCATGCAGGCAACTACCTCTTGCGGAGTAATATCCGCATCAAGTTTATTCTTTAAAAGGATTGTCCATATGTCAGCAATACGCTGATGATTCATCTTTGCTGGCCCATATTCTTTTGCCCTTGGTCCATTGATTAGTTTTTCTGCTTCATCAAGAAAATCTTTTCTATTTTTTGTCATACTGCAAATCCGTATTGTCCTGTTGATTCGATTAAATGAAGGTGTTTTTTTGTGCGCGTGGCACCAACATAGAAAACCCTGACCTCACTATCTTGGTCAAGGTTTTCTGTGCATGCTTTTGTAGAGTCTAGAAAAAGGGCGACGTTATCCGCCTCGCCACCTTTGGCTTTGTGTATCGTCGATATCCGAATCCTCGGACTGCCAGATAGTAATCGCTCCCCCCGCCGACGTACCGACGTAATGTAGGCGATCTCCTTGTCCGACACTTTCAACACACTCATCCACGGCGACTCCGATGTCGCGTTCAACTGGCATTTGTCTTTGATGTCGTCCAGAGTATATGTGTGTTCTGGGTCTAATGATTCTAGGAGCTTGCGTCCAGATTTGGAAATAACATTTCCGCTTAGTATCTTCGAGAAGTTCTTCAGTTCTGCTGCTGATAAGGACAAGCCTTTGCATAATTTTAACCATACCTCAATGCCGTTTAAAACATTTTGAGATAGGGACCATCCAGCCCCCTCTCGCCAGAAGAGATAACCATCTTCCTTGAGGCGGGTGGAGATCTTATTCGCAATGTAGTTTGTCCGTGCTAGGATTAACCATTCACCACTCTCTAAGTCTAGCTCCATTATATCACGGTGCCATGACAGGTTCCCCTGCCTTTCGGTGGGTTGCCAAACTTTATTTTGTCTGATCGCAACACGGTTGACCAAGTCGTCAGAAAACTGGTGCACGGACAACGGTACACGGTAGGATTTATCCAAGATTATCTTATGATCACTGGCGTTCAAGAAGTCCGATACACGGACCCCCATCCATGAATAGATGCATTGGTCATCGTCACCAGCGTAGTACACTTTCTTTGAGTTAGGCACCAACACTTCCTTGACCATGCGCCATTGAAGCGGTGCTAGATCCTGCGCTTCGTCAATAATCAACAGATCAAAATGTGGGCTTGTGCCCTGCTTGATAAAGTCTTCGATCATGTCAACAAAGTCACGCTTGCGAAGCTCTTGCTTAAATTCCCGATAAGCTTTGTCCAATACGCGAAGCTGTTGATAGTGCAAGCTGCGGTCAGCCGTGTCACTAAACTGCTGTTCGATGCTTACCTCACGAACCCTAGCCATCTGGATCAGGGATAGGTACTTATCCCCGCCAGCGCCGGGGGTGAACAGCACACCTTCTGACATGTTGTTCGATGCGTTGGCACGAAAGTCTAGCCCAACCAGACTGCCAAGTTCATGATAGTCCCTTCCCTTGAACACATCTTGTGAACGCATACCCAACCAGCTAAAGGCCAGCGAGTGCAGTGTGCGAAACCAGACTAGATCTTTATGATCTACATTAAGTTCTGCGATTGCTCGTGTCTTAGCTTCTTCCGCTGCCTTCTTACTAAAGGACATGAAAGCTATGCGGCTGGGGTCCATGCCGTTAGCTATAGACTCCTTGACAATGCTTATCAGCTTTGTTGTTTTGCCCGTTCCCGGTGGTCCAAAAATTGTTGTTTCCATTAGAACGGCACCTCTGACTTTTGTATTACCAC